ACCCTTTGCTGAACAGGCGGCAGGTGTCGGAAGTATTCTAGGTGGCCTTGCCGCTTTAGAGGGTGGCATAGACAGCCCAGCCGAGGCGATTGCAGTGACAAACGCGGCATCTGCTGTTGCGGGTATGACGGGTGCAACGACTGGACTTATGGGTGGCCTTGCTGGTGCGGGTGCATTTTTAGGGCCGTTGGCTTTAGGTCTAGGTGCGGTTACTATGTTGGCCGACAAGGGTTCATCATATGGCAATGCAGTGCTTGAACGTGACAAGTATGGCAACTATGACATTGAGTCCGAGTCTAGCAAGAATGACGGGTACAAGTCTGCTATACCAGAGGCTAACGTAGCTGGCGTCGTGTTCAATGAACTGGAACAAGCATACGGATTTGAGTTTGATGAAGATGCGTGGAAAAACGTCAACAAGCGCGTGGACTATGATAGTGGTCAAATGGTTCGTACGGCTAACGACATTATAGCTGAAGCTATCGAGGCTGGCGCATTAAAACCCACGGCGGCAACACCAACAGGCTTAGACTTTCAGGGCTTGATTGGTTCGGCACGAAATGTAATTGCACAGTCTGGAGACAGGGCTTACAAGGGCAAGAGTTCGTCTGAGTTCGGTATCACAAAGAATATGGCCGCCTTTGAAGATCTAGGCATAGACTTAGGATTTGGCAATGTTACGGGGACTGGTGAAAAGTATGGTGGCTTGTATACCAAAGACATAGGCCGCAATGTTTCCGATTACCTACAGGGTGGTGACTTTAGCTTCCTTAGTTAGGATATAATTTTTGTTTGCGTAAATCGCATACTGTGGTATTTTTGCAACATAGGAGAGAGCGATGAGTGATTTGTTTAAGGAGCAGGATCGCGGGGCTAAAGCTGAGGTTTTACTTCGTGATGAAATATTAGTAGATGCGTTTGCTACAATGGAGCGGGTGTATCTCGGAGCGTGGCGAGAAAGTCCTCAAAGAGATAATGAGGGCCGAGAAAACATCTTTCAAATGTTGAGGGCTTTGGATGCTCTGAAGTCTCATTTGGAAGAGGTTGTTACAACTGGTAAGTTTGCATCAATGCAAATAAATGAAACTGAATAATCTGAGGAGATTGAAATTATGAGCGACGAAACAAGTACCCTTTTAGGATCTGGTGAATCGTTAGACAAAGGTCAAGCTGTTGACCTACTCTTGAATGTTGAAGCCCCTGAAGAGGCAAGCGAAGATAATCAAGAACCTGTGGCCGAAGAAGTCGATACAGAGTTAGAGACCGATGAAGCCGAATCGTTTGAAGAAGAGTATGAAGAAGATGACGCTGAAGAGCTATCTGATTCCGAAGACGAAGCTGATGACGAAGAGTATGATGTTGATCCTGAAGAAGTAGAGGAAGAACTTTATACCGTAAAGATTGATGGGACAGAAAAGCAAGTAACTTCTGAAGAACTTGTCAAGTCTTATCAATTAGAACAAGCCGCCCAGAGCCGAATGCAAGAGGCCGCCGCTACTCGTAAACAGGCGGAGCTTGAAGCACAGGCTCTATTACAACAACGACAACAGTACGCTCAAGCCTTAGCTCAGGTTCAGGCCCAGCTTACTGCGGTGCAGGAACCTACTAAAGAACAGTGGGACAAACTATATCAGGACGACCCTCTTGAATGGACACGTCAGCGAGATGCTTACCGTGAACGTCGAGAGAGTGTAGCGAAGGTGCAGGCCGAGCAAGATAGAATGGCTCAAGAGCATCATCAACACGCCTTGCAAACACACCAACAAAAGTTGGCTCAAGAGCAACAGCGTATGTTGGATCGTATTCCTGAATGGAAAGACGAAGAAGTTGCGATGCGCGAAAAGCAGGCCGTTATAAACTATGCACAGCGCATTGGTTATACCGAGCAGGAGCTTTCAAACGCTAGTGACTCTCGTGCAATTGAAGCACTTCGTAAAGCATACTTGTATGATGAGCTAATGGCTAAAGGGCCTGAAGCTCAGAAGAAAGTACGCAAAGCACCAAAGGCAGTAAAGTCTGGTACCCCAACCACAAAGAGGCAAAGAGCATCTAGTCGTAATAAACAGGCTCTTGCTAAACTTAACAAATCTGGCTCCAAAGAGGATGCCGTCAACTTTTTATTAGGAAAATATTAAAATGGCTGTACATACTACTACAACTGCCGTCGGTGAGCGCGAAGACCTTGCTGACGTAATCACACGAATTGACCCAACTGAAACACCTGTTTTTTCTGGTCTTAAAAAAGAAACAGGCAACGGCGTATTTGTCGAATGGCAAGTACAAGAACTAGCCGCCGCAGTTTCAAACAACGCGCAAGCTGAAGGTGTTGACGCTACTTATGACACCCCAACAGCAACGACTCGTTTGGGCAACTACATGCAGATCTCGCAAAAAGATGCGTCTGTATCTGGTACGCTTGATGCCGTTGACAAAGCTGGTCGTGCAAAAGAAGTTGCATACCAAAAAGTCCTTAAAGGTCTTGAGCTTCGTCGTGACATTGAGAAAAACATCTGTACTCCAGTTGCTCGTGATGGCTCTGCTACTCGTTTAGCTGGTACGCTTTCAAGCTGGATCACCAACGTAGATATTGCTGGTGACGAAACTGCTTTCAACGCTGGTGTTGGTCTCGGTACGCACATTCCATCTGACGATGGTACAGACCGTACAATGACACTTGCTATGATCGACAACGCTATGCAAGCCGCATACACAGATGGCGGTCAGCCAAACATGTTGCTTGTGTCTCCTTCCAAAAAAGCCGCATTCAGCGACTTGAATGGTGGATCTGTTGCAACGAACCAAATCAACTATACTGCGCCTCGTGAAGCCGCTATCGTTGGTTCCGTTTCTTTGTATCTTTCTGACTACGGTCAGCTAGACGTTGCAATCGACCGTTTCACGCTTGATGATCGTGTGTATCTACTTGATACAGATTACGCTTCGATCTGCACCTTGAAAGGTCGTAACTTCGACGTACAATCTCTAGCCAAAACTGGTGACGCGGAGAAATTCCAAATCATCACAGAGTGGACGCTAAAAGTATCCGCTCCAAAAGCACACGGTGCGGTTTACAACCTCTCGTAGTTTGTAAATTATTTTTGCGTGGGGGAGGTAAAGTCTTGAACGCTTTACCTCCCTTATCACAAGGAGCAATGACATGAACAAAAGATTAGTAAAAGTAGATCCTCTCACTGGTGCCGAGACGTGGTGCCATATGGACGTAGACGGAGAGTTTATCTTTGAGACCCACCAGAACGTAGACAAATTGTTGAAGTCAAACAAAGAAGAGGCCAACAACTACAGAAAAGGTGATCTGATCGGCAACACCCAGAAGCATAACCAAAAGGTTGCAGAAATACCTGACGCACTGTATCATCAACTGGTGTCGAAGTTAGGTCGCCCTAGAGACAACCCGACGGGTTGGAAGCAATGGTTAAACGAACCTGACAATCGCCTATTTAGAACTGGTGGTGGAACTATATAATGTCTATTGAAACGTATTCCGAGCTAAAGACTGCTATCGCCAATTTTATTGCGCGTGACGATCTAACAACTAACATTCCTGATTTCATTTCTCTTGCAGAGGCTCGCATGAATAGAGAGTTGCAAGCTCGGTCTCAAGAGAAGAGGGCTACCGCATCTATTACGGCTGGAGACCCCTACGTTTCATTACCCACCGACCTTCGCCAGATACGGCTTGTAAAGCTAAACACTTCGCCGACAGAGGTGTTGGAGTATTACACGCCAATCAAGTTGGAAGAGCTATACTCTACCAGCACCAACGGCAAGCCCCGTGGCTACACCATCATAGGTGGTGAGATTAAGTTTGGCCCAACGCCCGACAGTGACTACACTGCCGAGATTGTATATATGGAGGGCATACCCTCTCTGTCCGACACCAACACAACAAACACAATTCTACTTCGTCACCCCGACGCATATTTATATGGAGCTTTGGCTGTTGCCAGTGTTTATCTTTTGGATGACCAGAAGACGGCTGTATATGAGGCTTTGTTTGGACGGTCTATTGAAGAGATCAAAAGAGAAGAGCAACGTGGCAAACACGCAGGTAGCGGCCTGTTTATGAAATCTTACTACGGAGAATTTAGATAATGAGTGCAATGAGTGACTATCTGGAAAACAAATTTCTGGATCATTTTTTAGGAACAACCAGCACATCTGCTCCTGCGGCTGTGTATCTTAGCCTTCACACAACATCACCAACTGATGATGGAAGCGGTGCTGAACTAAGCGGTAGCGGATACACACGGCAAGCTATTTCATTTGGATCTGCTTCTAGCGCAACAGCCAGCAACGATGCGGCTGTAGAGTTTTCAGCCGCGACTGGTGACTGGGGAACTATTACGCATATTGGAGTATGGGACGCTTCTACTACTGGCAATCTATTGTTTCACGGGGCGTTAACCGCATCTAAAACTATTGCAACTGGAGACATCTTCAAAGTTG